TACGGCCTAGCATGTCAACAACACACTTAGTCTGATTGATTTTGGTAATAGTACCAGGAGTTTTCTTAGTCTTTTGAACAACATTGACCTTTTGGCCAACCTTTAAAGTTGCTTTCGCAGTTAGTACCTTACAATCATTAATAAACTCAGTTAGTTCGTTAAGTTGAGCAAGGTTCATTTTTTGTATTTCAGATTTTACATTTTTCATAATATAGTTCCTTATCAGTTAGTGGTTTATTTTAAGTAAAGAGGACCAGTCCATGCGATATAGTAATTACCGTCAAGTACATTTCCTCTTGGTTGATTTAAAGCAGGTGCATTGTAACCAGCGGCTTTCAATATATCACCTTTTTTAAAGTGTTTAAAATCAGTTTTACAAACAAAAGCAAATACGCTCCTGTCTTGTATAATCTTGATGTATTTCTTTCCTTCTCTAACAGAAGTTTTTGAATCCCATTGAGCAAGTTGCTCAGAGCAGTAAGAAGATTTAGGTTGGCCGTCCCTAGGAGCAGTCCAATAATTGTAGTTCTCTTTGGCACCTGCCATCATGTTAGCAATACCTTTCATAAGAGAATCAGCGTTTTTAGTAACTAGTGTTTTCATATAGTGTGTCCTTTTTCATTGTTTATGTGTCCATTATATCGTAAAAATAAGCTAATGGCAAGCGTTTTTTGATTTATTTTACTTATCAAAGTTATATGCCATTAGTAATGCACCAGAACCTGATACAACCAACCCTAGAAGTGCAACCATAAGCATTTCAGACAAGGTATTTGCAGTTTCCATACAGGCACCGTCACAATCGTTAGCTGAACCGGCCATCATTATGATACCAGTTATAATTAATAGACTTGATATAGTGTTTTTCATAGTTTTTCCTTTGTTTTTCATTATGGATACATCCTACACTAGATAAATACTAAAGGCAACCATTATTTTCACTTTTTTTCAATTAAATGACTAAAAAAACCCTTATTTTTCAACGATTTCTTATTTTTTTTGTTCTCGCTTTGTTCTTTTTAGCGTCTGGATGCTCAAAAACTGTTAAAAATTGCGAAATTGCGCCAGATTTAGAGCGAATCGGCGAATCAGTAATAGAAAATCAAAGAAATTTAGGAGAAACTGAATTACGAGCTATGAAAATGAGTTGTGGTTTCTAATATAAATAGGTTTATGACAACTTGCAACAATTGTGGACATAATTCTCATTGCGGAGTTCCTTATTCTGTCGAAGATGAAGACGGATTTACAGGAGAGGCGTATATGAGAGAAATATGTAAAAATTGTCGTTGTGAAAAGTGTATAATATCAATCGAAGACGAAGAAAAGTATAACATAGAAAGTTAATCATGGCAAAAATGAGATTATTTAAGTTTTGGAACGCAGATGGCGTTGAAAAAGAAAAAGAAGACATAAGTTTAAAAAAAGCAGTACGAGCTGTACAAGGCGATTTTAAAGATAGAGAAATCAGCGTTGAATATATCAGTAAAAAAGGTAAAGAGATGTGTCATTCTATTATGATACCAATTTGTAGAAAATTAAGACAATCAATATTACAAGAAAAAAGAAGATTAGCATTAAAAGAAAAATTGGCTAGATAAATGGACGGTAAGTTTACTATTCTTAAAGATAAAAGAGTATTAAAGTTTACAAACTTTGATGATATACCTATGTCGTTTAATCATCTCATATCTTTTGAGCCTGATTATCCAGAACCACCTCATACAGAGGAACAACATGAAGAAATGTCAACTTATCAATCTAAATTAGAGGAGTTATTAAATCGTGCCAGCGGTAACTAGAATAGGTGACGCAGATGTGGCTCATTGTTCAGGAATGACAAGAGCAGCTGGGTCAGGAAATGTAAGAGCAAATGGTATTGGTATATCTCGACAAGGAGATAACAATACAGGTCATTTATTACCTGGCGTACCATGTCCTTCTCATGCAGCTCCGATAGCAAGTGGTTCATCAACAGTTTTTGTAAATGGCAAAGGTTGTGGTAGAGTTGGTGATGGAATATCTGGTTGTACTAGTGTAGCGGCCGGTTCTCCTAATGTTTTTGCTGGTTAATTTAAAAAACTGTTATAAATATTAGTGATATGGCAAACTATGACGCTTCAAACACAAATTTAAGTAAAAAGGCGGTAAGGACTTATAAAGACCTTGACCTTGATTTTACTCGACATCCTGTAACTAATGATGTTGTAAAAATAGAAGATGTAAATGCTGTAAAAAGAAGTGTTAGAAATTTAGTTAACACACAATTTTATGAAAGACCTTTTCATCCTGAATTAGGTTGTGGTGTAAGAGATTTGTTATTTGAAAACTTTACACCAATGACAGGTATATTCATAAGAAGAAAAATTGAAGAAGTATTAACAAACTATGAACCAAGAGCGAAGATATCTTCAATAGCTGTAAACGAACAAGAAGACAGAAATGCTATAAGTGTAGAAATAAACTTTTATGTTTTAAATCTACCAAATCCAGTTACAGTTACAACAACATTAAAGAGAATTAGGTAATTAAATGGCTTCAAACAAACTTTCAGTATCAGAATTAGATTTTGATAATATAAAATTAAATTTAAAATCTTTTTTACAAGGACAATCTGAATTCCAAGATTATGATTTTGAAGGTTCTGGTTTTTCCGTTCTTTTAGATGTTCTATCATACAATACACACTATCTAGGTTTCAATGCTAATATGTTAGCAAATGAAATGTACTTAGACTCAGCAGACATAAGAAAAAATATAGTTTCAATAGCAAAGATGATTGGTTATACACCAACATCTTGTAGAGCTGCTAATTCAGAATTAACAGTAAGAGTAAATGATGTTCCATCAACAACTACATCTTTGACAATGGACAAAGGAACAGTTTTTACTTCTTCAATAGACGGAACAAGTTATCAGTTTGTAACAAATCAATCATACACTATTCAACCTGATTCTGGAGTTTTTCAGTTTGCAGGTGTAAAAGCATTTGAGGGTACTTTAGTAACTTTTAAATATACAAAGGACAATAGTGACCCCGACCAAAGATTTATTCTAACAAATAATAATATAGATACATCTACACTAAAAGTATCTGTACAAAATTCTACCTCTGATAGTACAACAGAGGTTTATACACTCGCAACAGGTTTTGGTGATTTAACAGCAACATCAAAAGTTTATTTCTTACAAGAAGCTGAAGATGGTAAGTTTGAAGTTTACTTTGGTGATGGACTATTAGGTAAAAAATTATCAGATGGTAATATTGTTATATTAGAATATATTGTTACTAATAAAACAGAGGCTAACGGTGCAAGTGCATTTGCTTTATCTGGTGACATTGATGGTTTCTCAAATGTATCTATTACGACAACTAGTATTGCAGCTAACGGTACAGAACCACAAACAAAAGAGTCGATTAGATTTAATGCGCCTTTACAATACACGGCACAAGACAGAGCAGTAACATCTAAAGATTATGAAACAATTGTAAAATCAGTTTATGCAAATGCTCAATCAGTAAGTGCATGGGGCGGTGAAGATGATGAAACACCACAATACGGTGTTGTTAAAATTGCAATCAAACCTATTTCAGGTTCTACACTAACACAATCTACAAAAGAAACAATTAAAAATCAATTAAAGAAATTTAATGTAGTATCTGTAAGACCAGAAATTGTAGACCCGGAAACTACATCTATTTTACTAACTTCAAATATTAAATACAATGAACAAACAACTGCTAAGACCTCAGATACTTTAAAAGCAAATGTATTAACAACATTAACAGATTACAATACAAATACTTTAAATCAATTTGATGGAGTTTTCAGATATTCAAAAATTGTAGGTTTGATAGACAATACAGATACAAGTATTGTTTCTAATATTACAACTTTAAAAATTAGAAAAGAATTTACACCTACAATAAATGTTTCTACAAGATATGATATCTATTTTAGAAACGCATTATATAATCCTCATTCAGGTCACAATAGTTCAGCTGGTGGTATTTTAACATCAACTGGTTTTAAAATAGATGGTGACACATCAACAATTTTCTTTTTAGATGATGATGGTCAAGGAAATGTTAGACGATATAGTTTATCAGGCTCTACAAGAGTTTATGCTAATAGTACACAAGGTACTATTGACTATACAACTGGTCAAGTTACAATTAATTCATTAAATGTATCAGTAGTAGAAAATATTAGAGGTGCAAGTTCAAGTGTATTAGAATTGACAGTTGTACCAAGTTCAAATGATGTGGTTCCTGTAAGAGACCAGATTTTAAACATAGATACGGCTAACTCAACAATAACGGTTGAAGCAGATTCATTTGTAGGTGGTTCTGCTGACGCAGGTGTAGGTTATACGACAACAAGTAGTTATTAAGGATTTAGTAAATGGCAAAATTTACTGACAAAATATCCAATCTTCTAAACAGCCAAATACCAGATTTTGTATTAGCTGACCACCCAAAGTTTGTAGAATTTCTAAAATCTTATTACACTTTTTTAGAGTCAGCTGAGATTTCAGTTACAAGTATTCAATCTACAGATGGTTTACAATTAGAATCAGAAATCAATACCGATACAAGTACACTTCTTTTAGACGCTTCAAGGATAGATACAGATAGAACACAATTAGATACTGGTGATAAAGTAATATTAGAAAGTTCTACTTATGGTAAGTTTACTAGAGGAGAAACTATAACAGGTTCTACTTCAAAAGCAACATCCGTTATTCTAAAGGAAGATTTAGCAAATGGCAAGCTTTATATTTCAGCACAAAATAAATTTATCGAAGGTGAAGAAATTGTAGGCGCAAATTCAAATGCTACAGCAATATTAGGAGATTATAAACCTAATCCTGTAAACTCAATACAAGAATTATTAAACTTTAGGGACCCCGATAAAGTTGTTTCTAACTTCTTAACTAAATTTAGAAATGAATTTTTAAATACAATTCCAGAAAACTTAGATGACAATTTAAATAAAAGAAATTTAATTAAAAATATTAAATCTGTTTATAGAGCGAAAGGTACAAGTTCAGGTCATCAAATATTTTTCAGAATGTTATTTGGTCTCACCTCAGAAACAGTTTATCCTAGAGAAAATATGTTGCGTGTGTCCGATGGTAAATGGACTACAAACAAAATTCTAAGAACAATACAAGGTATTAATTTAACTGGTGATACTTCATTATTAATTGGTCGTACTATTACAGGCCTAACATCTGGTGCAACAGGATTAGTAGAAGCTGTATCTAAATTTCAAATAGGTGCAAACGAAGTAACAGAGTTTACTTTAAATGAGGCTACAATCGTTGGTACATTTATAACAGGTGAAGAAATTAGAGGTACAGAGTCAGACACGGCTGCCACATTTATTAAAGCACAAACAACAGGTATTCCAGGAACAATTACAATTTCAAATGACGGTATCTATAGTAATGAAAATGACAATGTTATTATCACAGGTGGTGGTACAGATTCTTTAGTTACAGTTGAGTCAGTAGGTAACGGCGGTGTAACCGATTTTATTATTGACAATGGTGGTAATAGTTATAACATAGGTGATACTATAACTTTCAATAATGCAAATACAAGTGGTGGTAATGCAACAGCGGCCGTATCTCTTGTAAACGGCGGTCTTCAAGTAGAAGGCAGTACCGAAAACCATATCGTATTAGAAGACGCTACTGTAATTAGTGACCCTTATACAGGTAATAAAGTCGTACAAGAAAGTGGTACAGGTGTTGGTGATATAACTGATATTAGAATTATTAATCCTGGTTCAAACTATGTAAAAACTCCTATAGTTACAGTTACATCATCTACAGGTGAACAAGCTTCAGTTTTTGCCCACGGTGATGAAATTGGAAAAGTTTTAGGTTTAAAAATAGTTGAACCTGGTGCTGAATACAATCAGTCTCCATCTCCGCCAACTTTATCTATTCCTGGTTATATGATATTAAAAGATATATCAGGTACAATTGTTACAGACTTAGGTATTACCTCAGTTGATAG